ATATGATAAAGCGCGACGTTTTCTCGAAGAAGAAGAAATTTCTTTAATGTCACAAGAAGACATATGTGTTCCTATGTCCTTGGATGAATCAAGAAAAAGATTTAATGAACATGTAAATGCTCAAATATCTGATTCTTCTGATGAGGAAGAATATTATTCAGTCAATTCTGATGATATTGAGGAAAATTATGAAATTTTAACAAATTTCAATGATGATAATGACATTATTGTTCTACCTAATCACGATGAACTTTATGGGAAATTAACCTATAAAAATAAACATAGTGACAATTATGAATACAAAATGGCATTAAATGTGCAAAGTAAAGATATTGTAGCGAATCATGATGACATGACTTCTCTTATTGAGGATGCTGCCTGGTGCATGTATCTTATATCTAGAAACCCCACAGCAAGAGGCATCGCTGAAGCTGCCTTTACGTTTGTAAAATTACGTTTTAAAGGTAGCATAGCAATGGCTATATACAAAAATGAACTTTTGGAACGATTTTCTCAAATTTTAGAAATTGAAGTTGAGGATAAAATTAAAGTTGAATCTGTTGATCTTCTTTTCACGGCAAGAGAAGCTCTAGGTTCATATAAAGATCTTGTAAATAGCCCAATCTATAAAAAAATATACAAATGTTTAATGTATGCCATCTCGTTGGATTTATTCGATAAAGCTGGTATTAAAATGGACATTTTTGGATATGATAAAATGGAGAAAGCAATTTTAAAAAGAAAATTTTTTAACAAGTCAGATTTTGTATATACAATAATTGATACAATCATTTTCATTTTGGAAAAAGGAATTCATGTGTATAATACAGGTGATATTTCTTCCATTGTTCATTCTGGTTCAAGTTATGGAGCTGTATTTGATAAAGCGGCAGAACTTAAACGTAAATCTGTTCTTCTCAATAATGCTGAAGCTCATGGTTTTAAAGAATCAACTTTCTTAAAGGAGTTGGATGATATTATCGAAAAATTATTATCAATTAAAAAACATGGTAAAGGATTAGATTCTACTGAAAAAGCAATCATTAATCATAAATATGATGAAATGAGTATGATCAGAGATGATATTACTAGTCTATCAGCATGTAGACAAATGCGTGATATGCCTTTTGGTCTCCTCATTGTAGGTGATTCTGGTATAGGTAAATCCACATTAACTGAATATATTTATCAATATTTTGGAAGAATATGTGGTTTGGAAACTGACGATTCTTATCGTTATACTCACAATTACTTTGCTAAACATTGGAATAATTTTAAATCCTGTTGTTGGTGCATTGTCATGGATGATGTTGCGGCAGAAAACCCAGCTTTGGGTGATAATTCTTCAGTGCGTGAAATCATACAAGTTATGAACCCTGTTCCTTATTGTCCCGAGCAAGCAGCTTTGGAAGATAAAGGAAAGACTCCATGCAAAGCACAATTGGTAATTGCCACGTCTAATATTGAGCATCTTAATGCTTTCCACTACTTTAGTTATCCTTCAGCGGTGCAACGTAGATTTCCTTTTATAATTACACCAACAGTTAAAGATCGTTTTTTAAATGAACAAGGCATGTTGGATTCTTCTTTGGTGGATGATGATCAACCTTACAAGGATTTATGGACTTTTAAAGTTGAGATGATCATACCTAGAAAAATTGCTTCAAATAGTATGAAATCCTTGGCTGAGAAGAAAACTATTCACGAAAACATTGATCAAGCTACTTTTTTCAAATGGTTTCGAGATACGGTCATAGCCTTCAAAGCTAACCAAAACAGAGTCAAAAGTAGTCTGAATGAACTAAAGAAGTCGCAAAATTGCTTATGTTGTAATTTGCCTGATCAAATGTGTGCAAATGTACAAACGGGTGATATTGAATATGTCACTGTCATTTTCCCAATGATGTTGGCAACTATTATTAAGTCTACTTCAATGTACAAATTTATCAAACGTTGGATGATATCAATTTATGTCTTATATTATATATCCTTCTTTTATGATAAATGTTCATACAAAACAGTCCAAGCTTTAGCATGGATTGATACCAAAATTGATACTGATTATTGGAAAAATATGGGCGATAGAGTTGAGAAAAAATATAGAATTCCAATTTATTTTGGAGTTGCTGCTAGTATTTTTTGTACAGCTTTTGGTATATACAAGATGTTAAATAAACTTCAAGTTCAAGGTGGAGTTACATCTGAATTTGGTTCTCAACCAAAAGATGATGAAAAGAAAAGAGAAAATGTTTGGTACAAAAATGAAGTTAATTTAACACCTTTTGAAATCTCTAGGGCTTCGGCTTCGGCTAAATCCTCCAACTTTGAAGATTTCAAAAATCGCATAGCAAAAAATTGTGTGAGTATTAGAATTAAAAATCCTAATATTCAAGGCAATATTTGGCGACCAAGTAAGATGACATGTATTTCAGGTCATGTTTACATGGTGAATAATCATTGTATACCTGATATCCCTGATACCACGATTATCAAGATGGTTGAATCTCCGGATACTCACATCAATGCAAATTGTGAGTTCACTCTTTGTGAAGAAGATATATATAGATTGCCAGAGCGTGATCTAGCTTTTTTACTTCTCAGAAATATTCCACCAAAAAAGAATATTATGAAATATTTTATTTCAGATAAAATTACCGGTCCTTTAAATGGCCAAACTATTGGTAGAAACTTTGATGGAAGTATTGGGGGTATAAAGTGTGAAAATACTAAACTCTCACCAAAAACTAATTTCAATACCAAAGAAACTGGTAAAATCACTTCCGATGTTTGGATTGCTAAATCAAATGACAAGTCTCAAGATGGAGATTGTGGATCATTGTTAGCTTTTCATACCGAACTAGGTTATATTCTAGGTGGTATTCATTTTGCTCGCAACGATTGGAATGGAGACGTCGTATTACACAGAGTAACAAAAACAACTTTAGAAGAAGTTCTAGAAAAATTCGAACGCTTTTCAGTTGAAAGTGGTAATTTGGACATGGTGTCTTCTAAGGATATTCAAAGAGATCTTACAACGCTTGATAAGAAATCTGTTTTTCGTTACATACCTGAAGGTAAAGGTGACATTTATGGCTCTTTTACAGGTTTTAGAGGGAAAATGAAATCTGACGTGCAAGTCACACCAATGTCTTATCATTTAGAAGGATATCAAATTAAGAATGGTCCACCAGTTATGGGTAACTATATTCCTTGGCGTATTGCCGCTTTGGATTTGGTCGACCCCATCATGGGAATCAATACTAGGATATTGAATGCCTGTAAAGATTCGTATCTTAATAGGATTCTTTCTATGAATAAGAAAAAGTTCGATTGTCTTACTGTACTTGACGATTTCACAGCCATTAATGGTCAAGCTGGTGTTTGCTATATCGATAAAATGAATCGTAACACTAGTGCTGGAAATCCATGGAAAAAGAGTAAGCAACATTTCTTAACATCTATGCCCATTATTGGTAAAAACATGGATCCTGTTAAGGTAAATGAAGAAATCAATGATCGCATGGATGATATACTCATGAATTATCTTGCCGGAAAGTGTTCACATCCCAATTTTTGTGCTCACTTAAAAGATGAACCTGTCTCTTTTAAGAAAATTAAGATGGGAAAAACACGAGTGTTACCGGTGCGCCAATGGATTGGTCAATAATAATTAGAAAATTTCTACTATCATGTACCAAACTGATTCAAGAAAACAGATTTGTCTTCGAAGCAGGTCCTGGCACAATTGCTCAGTCACTTGAGTGGCATGAAATTAGAAATTATGTTACTAAATTCGGAGAAGACAGAATTGTAGCTGGAGATTACAAAGCATTTGATAAAAAGATGAGTCCAAAAGAAATCCTTGCCGCTTTCGATATATTGTATGAAATATGTGATTATTCAGGTAATTATTCGAAAGATGAACTTAGGGTTATTAGATGTATTGCTGAAGACACTGCCTTTCCACTAGTGGATTATAATGGAGATCTTATTCAATTTTATGGTTCTAACCCGTCTGGTAACCCTCTCACAGTTATATTAAATTCCATAGTTAATTCATTACGTATGAGATATGTTTATCATGAATTAAATCCGGAAAAGGAATGTTTATCTTTTAATGATACTGTTGCCTTGATGACCTATGGTGATGATAACATCATGTCAGTCAAGAAAGGAAATGACTGGTTTAATCATACAGCTATAGCTCAAGAATTCAAGAAAATTGATATAATCTATACTATGGCCGATAAAGAAGCAGAGAGTATACCATATATTCATATTGATGAAGCATCTTTCCTAAAAAGAACTTGGAGGTTTGATGAAGAACAAAAATGTTATTTGGCGCCTTTGGAACATGATTCTATAGAAAAAATGTTAACTGTTTGGAAAAGATCCAAATCCATTCCAAAAGAAGCTCAAGCCATGGCTGTCATAAGTACGGCTTTGCGCGAATACTTCTTTTATGGAAAAACTAAATTTGAAGAAAAAAGATTAATGCTTCAAAATCTAGTTGTGAAAATGGATTTGACCAATTGGATTGAGGATTCAACATTTCCAACTTATAAAGATCTCGAGGACCAATTCTGGAGATCTTCTATAGGTTTGGAACACGTTTTAAAAGAAACGTAAAAACAATACCCGGGCTTTAAGAATATGTCCGATTGTAAAACCAAAATTCTTCGTAAGTGATAGTTTACTGCTATTGATAGACCAATTCTGCCAGATCCAAGATCAATAGAGAATGGATCACTTACGTAACCTGCCAGAGCAACCCTCAAAATCTCTTTTTAGAGAAGTGTCCGGCTAGTACACAAAAGATCTTGTAGGACCACACGCAATGTATGAGCTTGCAGCGTGTTGGTTATAAAAGCTTGCAAAAAGTAATCAAAGAAATAATGAGGTTACTGGGCCTCTTAACCAGTACAAAATATTGGAAACGAAAATGGAGGAAATTTTCTCCATCGTTGAAGCGTTTGCGCGAACGCTTGATAGGATCGATGATCTCATTGACGAGTTCGATAATGCGGCATCTAAAGTTTATTCAGACTTTGGCTGCGATAACAACTCTCCTTGCGAACATCTACTCTCTATACTAACAGTGCAATCATCTGATGTTATTAGAGAAGATGAAACTAAAACCACGGATGAACAAGTGAATGTTCACTTCTCAGACAAAGAGGAAACCGCTACTGTGTTAACTCCTGCTGTGAATATGCTTTATCAACCAACTATATCAAAGAATGCTGATTTAAATGAATATTTATCCAGACCTGTTCGCATTTGGAATCTAGATGCTAATGCTGGTGCTACTGTAAATTTCAGTCGAAACCCATGGTATCAATTTTTTAATCATCCTTCGATAAAACGTAAAATTGATAATTATGCTTGGATTAGATGTGATCTACATATCAAGGTGGTAGTTAATGCTTCACCTTTTTATTATGGCGCCTTTCTAATGTCATATCAACCACTTAAAGGTGAACTAAATTCTGCTCCTGTAGATACTACTGCTGGTGATAAGAATGTTCAATATTCTCAATTACCTCATGTCTATATTTATCCGCAAAATAGTCAAGGGGGCGAGTTAATTTGTCCTTTCTTGGCTACTACGGAGTGGTTAGATTTGGGAAGCAGTTCAAAATTAAATAATTTTGGAACTTTAAATTTGACCTCCATTGTACCTTTAACCTACGCCAATGCTGGTGTGGCTTCTGATATAGATATTACATTTTACGCTTGGGCTGAGAATGTACAACTAGCTGGTCTGACAGTCGATTTGGCTGTACAATCCAAAGATAATGAGTATAAGAAGGATGGTGTTATATCCAAACCTGCTAGTGCATTGGCTCGAGCTTCGGGTATGCTTTCTAATTTACCTTATATTGGACCATTTGCAACTGCAACTTCTATAGGTTCCGAGGCTGTGGCCAGTATAGCTAATCTTTTTGGATATACAAAAGTACCTTGTGTAACTGACACATTGCCAACGAAAAATTTACCTTTTAGAGCAATGGCTGTAAGTGATATATCTGATCCTACTGAAAAATTATCTTTGGATAGTAAAAATGAAATCACTATTAATAATCAATGTATTGGTGATCCAACAGTTGATAATTTAATTATTTCTGATTTTATTCAAAGAGGAAGTTTTTTAACTTCATTCACGTGGACAGCAGCTTCTTCAATAGACACTCTATTGTGGAACTCATACATCAATCCTTATATGTCAGTAGTTACCTCCCAAGCTCAGCAAGATGTCATAAATCCAACACCAATGTGGGTAGTGGCTAATATGTTTGAATACTGGCGTGGTGATATGATATTTGATTTTAAAGTTATTTGTTCACAATACCATAGAGGTCGTCTTCGATTTTCATGGGATCCAAAAGGTGACATTGCTAATACGGCAGATGCTACATCTGAAGTTTACAATCATGTTGTAGATATCTGTGATAGTACGAATATTTCTATTCGTGTCCCATATAGTCAACGTGTGGCATATTGTAAAGTTCCAGCTTTGCCTACAGCTAACATGTTTCATACTTCACCTTTAGCTGCTGACCATAGTGACACTGTTAATGGTATCTTAACAGTTAGAGTACTAACTGAGCAAACATCACCAGTAAATTCTGCAGATATTACAGTATTGGTCAGTGTTCGAGGTGCTGAAAATATGGAATTTGCTGCTCCTAAAGCTGTAGACCAACAAATTGGATATTTCACTGTTCAATCAAAGGATTTGAATGATACTGAAGAAGTTGTCTTTGGTGATAAATCTACAGTGGATTCCAATATCAATCTTGTCTATATGGGCGAAAAAATTACTTCATTGAGAGAACTCTTGCAACGTTCTAATTTTCATAGATTAGATGTGGCTAGAGAAGCGATCACAAGTCCCGAATTAATTACCCAATTCATTAATCGAAGACCAATATATCCTGGGTTCGATCCTAATGGTGTTGATGAAGCAACGGGATTAGTTTCTGGTTTGGCACAAGCATATAATTATGTTCGTGGAACACCATATCACTTAATAACTAGTTGTTTTTTAGGTGAAAGGGGTTCCATAACATGGCATGTTAATATGGATTCTTATCAGGGTCAAACTATGCGTATATCTCGTTCAGATGAAATAAAGACTGCTGCAAAATACAAACCTATTGTGCAAGCCATTATTAATGGTGCAGCTGATACTACAGCTCGAAATGGTATTATGCATATCAAAAGTGAACCAGGATCTCTTTTGGTAAACACTAAAACAAATACTGGATGCTCTGCTTGTGCACCCATGTACAATCAACACACATTCTTAGATACTCGTCCTAGTGACAGAAATCTAGGGTTATCTAACTATTCTGTTACGGATACGTTAGATATAACTTTCACCTCACTTGCATATAAGGGGGGTGATAATGACTATTACGGCATTGAAAGATGGTTCAATTGTGGACCTGATCATTCTTTGGTGTATTTCATGAACGTACCTACTCTATATAGGTATAGCTCAGTCCCTTCAGTGGGACCTTAAAACTAGGTGGTCGGTGCCTAGTCTGTATACTTTTATACAGTTTTGCTCGTAGGAGCACATAAATCGTTTGTTCT